TAAGAGGTATGGTAGTAGTAATTTAGAGATAGAAAAACATTTAAAAGATCTGGGATATAAGATTCTAATCAAAACATGGCCTGACATAGTCTATTATAAAGCATGATGTACGATTATCTACGAGAGCTGAAAGAAAAACAAAACTTTACTCCTAAAAAGATATTAGACATTGGAGCATGGAATGGTTTCTGGACAAAAAATGTTAAAGTAATATGGCCAGAAGCAGAGTACACATGCATAGAAGCAGGATACAAACACGAAAAAGCATTGAAACAGATAACTTCCAAATGTCACATAGCAGTGTTAGGAGATTCAAACAAAGAGATTAAAATGTACTTGAGAGAAATTAACAAAGGCAATAGGAAAAAAATTACATACACAAAAGGATCTACTATATTTGGCATATTTAAAGATTATGAAATAAGGCAGATGCAGACATTGTACGAGTTAGTCGGGCGTGAGGCCGAGTTTGATCTAATCAAACAGGATGTACAAGGTGCGGAAATCATGATCATGGAAGGTGCTCCTGACATATTCAAACGTGCAAAATACATCATACAGGAAGTGAATTTATACAAGGATAAAAATTTCCCTCAAATACCCAACGAGTCTGAAATGGACGATTATATGTTAGATCTGGGATTTAAAAACAACAAAATTATTGATACACACGACGGAGTAAATCAAGTAGATAAGATATATTATTGAAATCTCTTTAAAAGATTTTTCCAGGTATCTTTTTTTAAATCCAGTTGTACTAATGGTCTTCGTATGTACTCGTCTTTTTTTTCCAGTATTTTTATATCTTTAGATTCGGTTATCAAAAATGTGTTTTGAAAATAGGTTAGTCGCTTTCCATGAAGTTCAATATCTTCTCCTGCACTTCTATCATTCCTATCTTTAAAAAACCAAAGACATATGATTTCCTTGTCCTTATTAATATCTCTGAGATCATCGCAAAATTGGAAACCGGTTTTGTATTTCAAATCAAAATCTTGCCATACTTGGTGTGAAAAGTTGTTCTGGTTTTCATATAATCTATCGTATTCTTTGATATCAAAAATAGTGGATGAATAGATGTGTTCTACAGGTTCTTTAAAGTAGTGTTGCGGTTTTAATTTTTCCCAATTCATTATGCTGAGAATAGATTGATCACTTCCTTCTTCCAATCATCGGCGTACTCACAATCTCGGTAGCCGTCGAACCATGGACCACCCTCTGTGTAGTGTAGTATCTTTGGCGAACCGTCTTTTGGTTCCTTGTACCATCCCACCAGCCAGTTGTAAGCGTGTGGCAGTGATCCTATCTCTGAGTCCTCCAACCACGAGAATCTGTGTAGGAACTTTGGTGTCTGCTTGTTTAGGAATTCGGGTGTTAGTATCTTGTTTTTCTCGTGGGCACAGTTCCACAAAACCATGCTACTCCAGTTCTTCCTGGGATAAGCAGTCTGTATCTGTCCATCCATCTTGATTGACCCATCCTCGGGTGTGTAGTCGTGCTGTACGCACACCACTGCCTTGGAATCATCGCAGTACTGTTCTAGTTCTTTCGCAGGTACTTTCCATACGAAGTCGCAGTCGCAGAACACCGCCCATCCTTTGAAATCATTTAGGTAAGGCACGAAGAATCTAGTGAAAGTGAATTCGGTTGATGCCAGTTTGTCCACGTCTCGGGTGTAGATGCCCTGTTCCCGCATCTCGTTCTGTTTGAGTGGATGTACTTCTGCGTTAGGATCCCTACGCTTGATCGAGTGCTCGCACACTTGGTATGCTATGTCCTCCCTGCTGTCCCAACCTACGTAAACCTTCATGATCTTCCTGATAGTAATCTGTGTATTTCCTGCCAATTATTTACTCGTATGACGTCTGGGTGTTCGAAGTCTCTGTTATATGGGTGGTCTATTAATATGGGCTTTAAACCGTATTTGAGCCCGGCTACAGCGTTGTTTGGCTTGTCCTCGACCCAATACAGTCCGGTATCGTGGAATTCGGCTAATGCTGAATCTTTGTCAGCACCCGTGCCCAGGATATGGTAATTTGTGAACACGTGATCACCAAACAGTTCTCCCAGTCTCCGCTTACGCAACTGCTGTGCTGGTATGTCTGACGTCTGTGATGTTATGGGTATGAATGTCCATCCTTCCGCGGACAACAATTTGACCCAGGTCTGTGATCCCAACATGGGTCTCTGTGTGCCCATCCAGGCACTCCTGTTGAACTCTCGTATAAGTTTTCTAATCTCGTCTTTGGTAACTCCAAACCTTTCTGCCATCTCGTATTCATTCTGTTTGTTGGGCAGTAGTTTGTGTGGATAGTATCGGTTGCCGTACTCGTCGAAATATGATTTCTGTAATACCCATTTGGTGAAATGGTGTTCCCATTCTAGCAACACGCCGTCGACGTCCGTGAGTATAATCCTGTTATTTGATGTCGGCATCTTCCATTCCCGCTACCCTCAGTTTCACGATGTTGGTTATCTGCCATTGTTTCTGATCCAGTCCTTTGGTGATGCCCAGCCATTGGTTCCTCAGCAGTGCGAAGTCGTTCACTATCTTGGTCAGGTCGACTACGTCATCCTCACCGTCCACGTACTTCTCGGCGTCTCTGCTTGAAAGTGCCCTGTTGTAGTTCTCTAGGAACTTCCTGAATGTTTTCGATCTCAGTCTTCTCAGTTCTATGTTTAGGTATTCCAGTATGGCCTCCAACTGCTGTAGTTGGCTGAACCTCTCCTCCACTATGCCGGGTAGTGCCGCGGCCGCTCGTTCTAGGTTGCCATATATCTTGCATTGCTTCCTGGCCTCAAGCAGTTCCTTGTCAAAGTATGCTACGCAATCAGGTATCTTCGCCAAACTTCTGCTTACCTCACTGTACCAGTTGATCATTAGTCCTCGCTGTAGCCGTCGTCGTATGATTCGTCCAGGTCTTCCTCTTCCTCGAACACTGTGTTGATCGCTTCTTCCAGTTTGGGATCAAACTCGCCAGACGCTTTTATTTCGTCATGCTCCACGCCTATGTCGTCCAGGCTCTTGATGAAGTCAATGGCCGCGTCCAGTCTGGATCTTTCAGGCACGTAGTGTGATATGGAGTTCCATAAACGCTCGATGTCCTCGTGTGTGAAATCAATCATTTATTCTTCCGTTTCTTCTTTGGTTGTTTCTGTTTTTTTAGTCTTTGCTTTAGCCTTGGCCTGGTCCGCTTTCTCTTCTGCGATCTCCTTCTCCTGCCAGTCTGCCATCAGCATATCTAATTTATCACCTGTCCATGCTTTTCTGAAGTCTATGTGTTCCTTGCCTTTGGAATCAATGTATTTCAGTCTGTTTCCGGTCTGCACCAGCACACCCTTCTTCTCGAACAGGTCCACCAGTCCACTGTAGGGATCCATGCCCGTGTCATATGGTATCTTGACCTGTACGGACTCGAATGGTTTTGCATACCTGGTCTTCATGACCTTACAGGCCGCCCTGATACCCCTCACGTCTGATACCTTGTTGCCCGCTTCGTCTTCCTTCAATTTCAGTTTCTTCATTGCTATGACAATTGAACTGGCATAGATGAATCCTTGACCACCTGATATCTTGTCATCTGGATCAAACATGTCCTGTGATGCGTATGTGTGGTTGGTCGCTATCAGTCCCACGTTCCAACTTCCGAACATGTTCACACAGTTCCTCACCAGTGCCGTCAGTGCCTTTGGTTTCCTACCCAGGTCGCCTTTCATCTCTCCTGCCTCGAACTGATTGACATCAGTTGGGGTCAGCAACATTCCCAAACTGTCTATCACGAATAGAACTTTTGGTGCGTTTTCCTTGTTGTCGGCATGTTCGTCTTTGTATGATTTCATGAACTCTGAAACGGTCTTGGCCACGTCATCCACCATTGAGAGACTCAACTTCAACAGTTTCTCTTCCGATGTGTCCACATTCAACGCCTGTAACCATTTCTCATCCAGTGCGTTCTCTGTGTCGATCAACACCACGAAGATTCCCTGTTCCTGTGCGTTCTTGATTATGTTTCCTGATGCTATGTAACTCTTGCCCGCACCAGACTCTCCCGCGAGTACGGTGACCTTGCCCAGTGGTATGCCCTTGTTGAAGTCACTGGTCATCAAGTAGTTCAGGGCGTAGTTTCCTGTTGAGATCCAGTCTGTGGGATCACTGAAACCTATGCCCAGCCCTTGTATGGACTTGGTTATACTCTTTCTAAATTTTGTTGCGTCAAACACTTTTGTCATTGCTTTAGTCCTATAGTAAGATCCAAATGATCACCAACACAACCAGTATCCATGCGGGTACCTGCTTGTACAAGATCCATTCGATCGCTTTCTTAATATTATTCATGTTGTTATATTACTACACAAGGCCCAGATAGTCAATATCGGGGCCTTGGTAAATGTCAGATTATTTTGCTTGTCTTGATCTGATCAACTTGAGGATGTCCTCAGCCCTCTTGGCACTGTCACCCGCGGGTGCCGCCATCGCTGGTGCCGCCTCAGGTTGTGGTGCTGGTGCTGGTGCAGATTCAGTCACGGCAGGTCTGACCTCGGAGTTTGGAACGTCCGATGTTCTCTCTGTCGCCACTGGTCTGTCCGCTGTTGGTACAGATACCTGTGAATTACCTTGGTAAGCCACGCCCGCTGGTCTGAAGTACTGTCCGTACTGCTCAAGATCATAGGCCTCACCTTCCACGGATTTCTCAAATAACTCTTTGATTATTTTCACTTCCGCTTCTGTCGGTTCCTTTGGTCTGAAGTCACCCAGGTTATGTAACCCGTGTGTCTCTATCGCGGCTCTCTCTGCCTCGTCTAGGGCTCTTTCCCTTCTTGACCATTTTGAAGTCGAGTAGTCAGCGTAACCACCTTTGGTTGTCTTGGTTATCCTGAAGTCAACACCCTTCACGTAGTCAGTTGGCATTTCTTCCATCTCTGGATCCATCAGTGCCCCTCTGATTATGTTGAAGATCTGAGGTCCAATGATGAATCTTCTGATTGGATTCTCAGGTGTCGTGTCCTCTGATAATGGATTGGTTGTGACGAAACCTTGGAAAATGTAACTTTTCTTTTTCCAGTATTTCCTACCCATGTCTTCCATGCTCTTATCTTTGAACCATGGTCTAACTTCTGTTAGTACTGGACAGGTCTTGCCATACATTTCCATGCACGGTACCTGTACGGTGACCGGTCTTGAATCTGTCTGACCCTTGATACCAGCGAATGGCAGTTTGATCATGTTCCTTTCTGTCCAGAAGAACGTGTTGCTGGTGTCCTTGTCTGGTAGGAATCTGACCACTGCTTCTGATCCTTCTGCTATGTTCCAGTGTGGGTAGATGGCGTTGTCTCCGCCTGTGTTGGAAGTGGAGCGATTCACTTCTTGAGATTTCAACTTCGCTCTTATTTCAGCTAATGATGCCATAATGTAAGCCTCCTTGTGTGCCTATGTTTGTTAGTTTGCCTAAATGTATATTAGACATATAGTTCTAAATATACAACTATATTTATCTAAAGTCTACTACTATTATTGGTAAAATGCTAGGTTTTTGATACGATCTATCTGTGTGTCGTATGCTTGTTCTTCTTCTGAATAGAAGTCTTCCAACTGTAGTCCTGCCAGTTCAATGGCATCTTTCAGTGTGTATTCTTGGTCACCCACTTTGAACTTGTCGCCCGCTTTCATACCCGCGGCCTTGGCCTTCTGTACTGCCTGTGCGAATTGGTTGCCCTCGAACTTGCCAGCGTGTGCTCCACCTGACATCTTCTCGTAGTGCTCAGCGGCCTCTTCTGGTGTTAGTCCCAGTTCGTCAGCGTGGCTCATGAATTCGTCGCGTGTCATGTTCTGTGCCATGTCTGCTATCTTGTCACCCATGCCTTCTGTCTTGTCAGCATATCTTTCATCACCGGATTTCATTCTCTGGTAAGCAGTTGTGTTCATCATCTTATCCGCTTTTGTTACGTCAAGTTTTGTTGCGTTCTCTTTGTCTTTCTTTTCAATTTCTTGATCTTTGGGTTCGGTGGCATACTCTTTAAGTTTGTCGAAATTTTTGTGTAGGTAGTCTGTAGCCACTTTCTCTTCTGAAGACTTGAATGCAGACTTGCCTTCCTTGTCCAGCACGTCATACACCATCTTGCCGTCTTCGCCTTTGTACATTGACACGTATGGTTTCTGTTCCACTATGTTGTCAACCCAACTTTCGAACGCTTCAGTTTCTTTTGCTTTGCCTTTAAGATCCTTCTTGGGATTGAACGCGCCTGGTTCCATCCTGATCTCGTCCTTGTAGGCCGGGTCAGACTGCATCTTCTTGTAGTCGTCGATGTATCTCTTGGCCAGTTGTACCGCTATCTTCTTGTTCTTGATGTAGTCTGGCGTTGGTTTGAATGTTGAAGAATTCTCCTGTTCCATCTCATCCGCCACTCTACTTGCGAAGTTCGCCACCCTGTCTTCCTCTCCCGTCTTGGTCAGCAATCTACTTGCTATGTCAGACAGTATTGAGCTCAGCATGGTGTTCTTGTTTGTGAATTTTGTTCTTGAAAGCATCTTGTCTGCTGTGTCGTCTTTCCTCAACACCAGTTTGCTGTCTGGGTCTGTAAGGAATGACTGCACTATCGCGCCGTGGTCCACTGGTGGTTGTATTGGTGCGTCGATTGGCTCATCGCCTGGGTCTAGTTCGTTCACTTGTTCCGGTTGCGTTGCCTCCAGTTCACTCATGATCTTGTTGATGATTGGGAAAGCATCTTCTACTCTGCTGTCTAGGTTTTTCATAGTGAACTTCTCTCTCAGTTTGTTTACGGTCTCGTCGTCTAGTATTTGCTCTTCTGATGTTTTAAAATCTTTACTTGCGTTCTCGTAGTGTGATTGGTTAGAAAGGTTCTTCATGTAACCTCTTAGGTTCTCTAATTTTAATTTTGTCTGCTCAATGATGTCACCTGCGTTGTCATTTAATTGATCTTTGTTGGTAACGTATCTTGAGAATGAATTTAATTTTGCTATGTCTTCTGAAGTTGAAACAATGTGTTGTCCAAACTCGTCATGCGGTCTTCCACCGTTGGCAACGTGTCTCATCATCGCTCTCGCACCTGCTAGGTGTGTGATTGGATACTTGAATCTCTCACCATCCTCGTTCTCGATGTACAGTGATTGTATCTGTCTTGATCTAGCACCTGGCACATTCTCGTCAACTTTGCCTTTGTGTCTGATTATCAATTTTGTCTTGTCTAGGTTCTCGTACGAACGTTTCGCAGTGCCTGTAAGTCCTTCGTGTAGTTCTTTTACAAGCCTTGCTAATTCTTCTTTATTTTTCTTTATTTGATCTGCATCTCCAGGACCCATAAGATTTTTAGATTGTTTTTTTATTTTTTCAATTTTGTTCATTATTTTAATTTTTTCTTGAGGTGACTTTGTTTCCTCAATACCGGCTAATTTAGTAATTCTTGCTAATTCTTCTGACATTTCATCAGTATTTACCGTTTTGTTCGTATCTGCAAGATTTTCGTAATCCTGCTTCGTTAGGTTGTTTTTAGTGATGTCTCTAACGTCAAACCTCATTTGATGCTCTACAGCGAAGTCTTTCAACTCCTTAAGGAACGCATACCATTCGTCTCTGCTGTCCTCATCAATCTTGCTTACTAGATCCCTGTTGTAGTACACTTTCATGTTCTCACCGTCTGCTAGGCTTATGCTAACACTACCAAAAGTGTCTGCATCTTCTTGGAATTCAAACTCAAAGAACACTGCACTGCTTGGATCGGCAGTAGCGGCGCCATTCTCATCACCTAATCTGATGTTTGAGAACTGTGACCTTATCTTGTTGAATAAATCTTCAGAGTTTTTAGGGTTCATATAGTGTATTTATTATCCTGTGAATGATCCAAATATGGGCATTGGTGTTATCTCGCTGGTTCTATCAGTCCATTTTTCGAATATTTTAGGATCAAAATCTGCTAACACCTTCATCATACGTGTCATTAACAAACAAGAACTTACAAGATCGTCATGCTGTCCCGGTTTAGCACTGTAACTCATGCCCGATGCAACGAAATCCTTTAACTCTGATATTAAAAGTTGTGAGTTGATCTTCATCTTGTCGTTCTCTATCAGTTCCTTAAATTTAGTGCAGGCGTCGATCTTGTGTTTTGCGGTAGTGTTGAATCCTCTCCTGAACTTACGTCTATGTCCTTTCCTGATGGGTTCAGATAAAAACATACCCTGTATGTTTTCCTCACCAATGTCCATTACCCGCATAAGTGCGGCTTCACCGATGGAGTTGTTTTCCATGCTGTAGAATATTTGTGGTGATGCAGTTGCATCCTTCTCCATTATGGTGTCATGAATGTGTTTGTTTATCCCTTGCAATATCCTCACTTGTTGATTCATTGGTGTCATGTTATGATGCCATTCACCCACCTGTTCGAAAGTAGGTAGTTCAAAAATCTGTATTGCGGCATAGTCGCCACCTGTACCCATGCTAGGGTCCAGTGACACGAGATACGTGTGACCCGGTGTTGGACGCTTGAACCAACGCACTTGCCCTGTGGTTTCCACTGGTGATGTGCCCTCCATGTCTGCTAATGTTAAACTCGAAATCAAGGTCTCGTCAAAGATCAAGAATTCACACTCGTGTTCCCTTCGAAATCTCTCCTCACCTATCCTGGCCTTTTCTGCATCCGCCCATGCTTGGTCTCTGTCTGGGTGTTCTGACCAGTGTGCCTTCATTGCGTAGAATCCGTTGGTACCTATCAGTTTATCATTGCCGTATTCGTCAAATCTCTTGTTGGCCTCTTTCCAAATCATAGCGAACTGATCTTCGTCACTGTTAGGTGTTGATGTTATCATACACTTACCACCTGTACTCAACGTTGGAGACAGTGAAGTCCAAAACTCTTTTGCCTTCTCTGGCGGTTGCACGAATGCGAACTCATCACAATATATTAATGTAAGTGACATACCCCGTCCTGTGTTCTCAGTTGTTGTGGTTGCCATTATCTTTGAACCGTTATCAAATTCTATGCTATTCCTGTTGTACTGTGTTACACCCGCCTTGATCCAACTGGGCAACATCTCGTATGCGTAACGCACCCTCGACATGATGTCTGATGCTCCTGCGTATTTGTGTGCGGCGATTAGTATCTGTGAATCTGGTCTGAACATGGCATACCATATAAGGAAACCAGAGGCACATGTGGTCTTACCAGTTTGCCTAGGCAACATGGCTATAGAGAATCTGTGATCGTTGTAGCTCTCTATCAGTCTTTCCTGGTATGGAAATGGTTGGAAAGGTATTGATCCTTTCACAGGATGCTGTATCTTCATGAACTGCTTCATAAAGTACAATGGTCCCGACTTTGGATCCATACATTTCTCAAGTTGTTCCACTTGGGTCTTGCTGTACTTGTGTTTCTTGTGCGCCTTCTTGATTTGGTCGCTATCTAGTGATACATACGCCATAGTGTAGTATTTAACGCTGTGATGTTGCTTTGAAAAGTATTACTTTGCTTCTTTGTCTTTGATGGCTTTTTTCATTGGTTCTTTCTTGTCGCCATCTTTGTCCATGTCTAAGAAGTCAGGTTTTGCCGCTTCTTGATATGCAGTTTTGAAACTTTCGTACTGTGTTCTAAGACTGTTAGCCAACTCTTCCTCTGTGATCTTGTCTTCTGCCGCCATTGGATTGTCTCCATTTGCAACTTTTGGATAAGTTTTCTTTTGTCTGTTTAAACCACCTGAGTGTTTGTTAACCAGGCTGTCTATGTCTTGAACTTTCTCTTCAGGTTCGTTTGCGAACGTTTCTTCTTTTTGCTCGTCTTCTGGATTTTTTATGATGTCTCTCATCCTAGCCATGTCCATGGAACCTGCCGCATCGTCTTGATCCATTTCTGGCTCAGCGTGTGAATCTGCTTCTGGTTCTGCACCAATCATTGCTGGATCAACCTGTTGCACACCTGCAAGTTTTAATATCTGCATCATCATTGATGCTTCTTGTGGAGTGTCAGTTGAAATCTGGATTGCTTCTTTAACAGTTTCTTTTTTGTCTTCTTTGCCTGCTTTTTTGTCATGGTACGCTTTTAGACCCGCTGGCATCTTGCCTTCAACTGCTTCTTCAGTTCCGTTTATACTGTCCCAGAAACCTGCTAGGCTCTCACCATGTTTCTTAATGAATTCTTCTCTTGAAAGTTTCTCTGCCTCGTCGTGCAGGTAGTCTTTCATGCCACCTTCTGTGACTGCTTTTGGATTTGTCTTCTCAACGTTCTCCACTGCGTCTTTGACCAATTCAGGTCTTGATTCTGCTATTTCTTTTAATTTTGTTAACACGTCGATCATTTCCATAACTTATTTCCTTTTTGGGTCCGGGTGTGGGTTGGTTGGCTTAGAAAGCGGACTTGGTGTTCCTTTTTCTTCAATGTGACTCTGAACACCGGTCTCACCACCCTTTGGATGGTCCTTGTTCTCTTGTCTGTCTTTTAGTAATTCTTTTAATAGACCCATGTTTGCTTTTGTTGAATGGTAATCTTCTGCGTTAACTTTGGGTGCATCTTTGTATTCTATGTCGTGCAGTTTGTTTGCGTATTCTGATTTCTTTGCAACCTGCATGTCGTTCTGATATTCCTCAGTAGGCTCGTTTGGTTTCCTAACAACTATGTGTGTCGCTGGAATCCTTAGTAAGTCTGAAAGGTATTCATGCATCACTCTTGGAGACTCTGGATAATTTGTTGTCACATCAAAGATCGTCACTTGCTCGTTGCTTAAGGCAGGAAAATCAAGTGGTAGCGTCATGATTGGTGTAGTCTTACCTGCTGACATGCTGGCAAGATCAAATTTTTGCAGTGCTGTCTCCAGAGCATTTACATCAATGTCTTTCTTTGCCCCTGCGATCTTTATTTTATAGTCATATGACTTAGTTGATTCTGTTAGGTAGTCTTTAAACGTGCTCATATGCAATATTTAGTCTTTTTTAAGTAGTTTCTTCATTAATTCGTTACGATCTGATATGACGAATCCGTCGCTTTCTTCCACTGGACCACCGTCTTTGTTGCCCTGATCTAACTTCTGCTTTTTAAGTTGTAATTCAATCATTTTAAGTTTCTTGTCGATCTTGCCGCTTTTGGCGTCTATGGCGTTCCTTAGGAAATTTCCTGCAACTTCAAATATCCTTCCAGAATAACGTGAATCAACGTTCATACCGAGATCCATTAGATTCTTGTAACTCTCTTCCGCTTCTATGGCCAGTTTGTCCAACTCTAGGTCTGACAGTTCGCCCAACCCTTTTACCTGTGGCAGTGCGGCCGCAACCTTGTCAAATTCCGCATAACTTTTCTGCAGATTCTTCTGTGTCTGTGGATCTAAGTTCTTGGCGGATGCGTGTTGCCCGTTTGCCTCCTTGATCTTCTTGTCTTTTTCCTTCTTGTCTACCTCTTTGAATGCTTCTTTGACATTTGGTAAATTGAGGATGTCTTCCAGTTTCTTTGTCATTGCTCTATTTACTTACGTTTGCCGTTGTGGAACAACTGTTCTTCTGACACCACCCTGAACTTGATCCGTCTCTGTTTGGCGTAGGCGTTGGCGGCCTCCCATTTGGCCATGTTTATCACCACCTGTTTTTTCTTGGCCATGCTCTTGCCCGCGGCCTCCATTGTAGTCTGGCTCATGGGTTTGACTTCCACCATCTCTGCGTGTTTCCTTCCTTCCTTGTCTTGGTACACTATGAAGAAGTCTGGCACGTACACTGTGTACTTGCCCGTGAATGGATGCCTGTAAGGAATCTTGATTGACTCCGAAGCCCATTGATACACGTTTGGATGTTCGTCACACAGTCTCATGAATGAGTGTTCCCAACTGGATCTGTATGTTGGAGTTTTGGTGCCCACGTACTTCTCCGCGTTTTTGGGGGAGAACTTGCCCCTAGCAAATCTCGGTAGCATTAGTCTATGATGTTTCTAGATACCGTCTCTTTGGTGGCCAGTGTCTTCCTCACACCCAGCCTACTTGACTTGTATCTGTTGGCGTTTAATATTATGGTTATCAGTTCAGACAACAGTGCTGGTGTGGCGTATGTCAACTGATCCAGTATCTGTTGTGGTTTGATGTTGTCTATCTTGGCCTGTGACAGTATGGCGTATGCCGTGGACTCGGCCGCGGTCCTTGAGAAATTCCTTTTAACGAAGAATGCGATTGTACTATCATATTCACCCACGTTGAATTCGTAGTCTGTTTCGTACGGAGTTGTGGTCAGTTTGTCCACGGTCTTCTGTAACTCGTCCTTGTCCTTTGGTGGTAGGTTAGTGTAGAATTCAGCCATTATATCGTTGCTTTCTCCGTTGCTATCTCAACATCCTGTGTCTGTCTTTCGATTTTTATGTATCCTTCAGTGACCAGTTTCCTCACATCTGTGATTGCCTTGCTGGTGTACACATTTTTTATGTTGTCAGCGGATGCTTCATATTCAAGATTGGATTGTGCTATCGTGAGTCCCTTACGTGAACCAATGTCTCTGAAGTATATGGCGGCCGCTATCTCATCTCTGACATTCGCATCATTGGACACTAAATTAAATGATTCGTCTGCACCCAGGAAGTTCACAGTGTCCACCGTGGAATTTGTTATGACTGTGTTGTTGGCCTGATCATTGTTGTCCGCGGTACCCCTCGCTGATGCCAATGCTGAAGCACCCACTATGGCCGCCGCACCCACACTGAACTGTGCAACTGGGTTGGTTATCGAGCCCGCTTGTTTTCCAACTTCTAGTATTCCATCCTTGGCAATGCCTTTCAGTTCCTCTTTAACTGCTGATTTCTTGATCTTCTTGGCGTTGTTGTAGGTGTTTGAAGCACCAAGGATCGCACCTAGGATGTTTCCTGATTGCACATTCCTGATCACCGAACCTATGCCGTCTACTACACCTCCAGGGCCAAATATACTGTTAGTACCACCACCTAACACCGTCAGTGGGCTAGGAGAATTGTCATAGTTGATCGTTGCGAAACCTGGAACATTATTCCTATTGATTATGCCTGATTTGTATATAACTGTTTCGTATAGGATCTGCATGGTGTTGTTCATTACTCCTGCACCATCGGCCTGATCCAGATTGTCATGTGAGAATGAACCTATCACAGGATTGACCAGTGTCATTGATGTGAAACGTTTCTTGTGTAACACGAATATCTCTATGCCTTTCAAATATGGCTTCTGTCTCTGTCTCGGTGTGTCCATACCAAACTTGGTGGTCTGTCTCGCATCGCCAAAATTATAGTAATCATCCTTTGTGTTCGATATTGTTAGGTCCGAGTTCATGCCTATGCTGTCCGCAATATTGTACTCGTAGTACTTCTTCCAGAATGCGTTCACGGTGTCTGCATGGTCATCGTGGAATGTGATGTTGACAGGTTCGTACGCTATCCTGGTTCCCGCATACATCTTCTTGTTGTACTGTGTCTTCTCCTCGTAGCTCATGTTGTACTTGGGCAGGTCGCACTGCTTGACCAACATGTTCAGTTGATATCTCTCGTTGGCGTTGAAGCCATCAACGAACAGGGTCTCATCGGTGTTGAAAACCACGTGGAACAGGAACTTCTGTTTTGGCATCAACTTGTAGTTGTCGTCTATGTACAATCTAGATGCATGTTGGTAGTCTTTCATACCCGGTAATCCGTCTTGGAAACCTTTAAGGAAGTTGTTTATGCTTGGCATACTCGTATTTATGGCCACAAAAAAAGCGCCTATAAAGACGCTTTTGATGTTATAATTGCTTACTTAATTTTTTTGTATTACTGTCCACCACCTGTACTTAGAGTACCGATCGTTCTAGATACCGCTGTTCCAATTCCTGTTCCTGTTGGGGTTTGGATCGCGTTGTCGTATCTGATCGACATTGTGATAGTTGCTGGATCTGATGTTGCGTATGCCAACGTGTTGTAGTTCACGTTCTCAACGTATGCACCGTATAATTCAAATGTTTCTAACACATTTGGTGCACTTGCTCCGTTACCACCGTCTAACATCTCAATTCTAGTTGTGAATTTGTAGTCAATACCTGATGCCGCACTCGACTGTTCAAAGAAGTCGAACTGCTTCTGAATCTGTTCACCAACTAGTTTGGTAACTGAGTTGTTTACATCATCTCTCAATGTGATTGTGATTGGATCCCAAGTGTGTTTACCTGCAACATAAACTTTTGAGTTGTACACATCCAGTGTCACGTTGTCAAAAGTCAAATTGGGTCTTGTGATATCAATAACTTGTTTTGTAAGTTCTGATCTCGGTGTTGATACTCCAAAATTCTCCAGGATCGCTCTGAAACGATACTGTAGTTTTGGCATCAATAAACCCTGTGATGCTGAACTCTGATCG